TTTCCAACAGTAACCGTTTCGCATCATACAGGGAGGGGTATTTTTTAATGCCTCTTCTTTTGACCTTATCATCTAATAATGCTACTTCCAGTATATTAGCAATTGATATGGCACCTAATACCACAGCGACCAGTTGTGATTATGCTGTTGGTCTAAAAAGTTGGTTTGGTAATTTAGTCCATTCTTTCACAGTAGATTATCAGGGGTCAACCGTTGTTCAAGCAACCTCTTTCGTAAATATGTGGAACTGTTTTCGTTTATTAACATCTTTATCGTATAATGACCTAATTACGATTGGTTCTACTATTGGGTTTTATCCAGACGACCCCTTATCATTTGGGTTTAATACCTCAGCAACCGTTGCGGGTCAAGGAACTTGTAATAATAATAATATAATCACATCAAGTCAGGGTATAGTATCAGTTCAACTTTTTAATCAATATAATAGTAATGGAGGTAATATTGGTTTTCAAAAAAGACAACAATATATTAATTATGATGATGGCGCCGTTTGCGGAAACACTACATTCTCAAATCAATTTACAACTACACAATGCCAGAATCTTTGGAAGTCTTATGTAAGCAAAAAGGTAAATGCTGTCGCCGCAACTTCACAGGGTATCTGGCAGTGTTCTATAATGGCGACTATCTATTTAAAACATCTACATTCATTTTTTCAAAATATGCCCTTATTGAAAGGTGCTTTTATGAAAATGACTATGAATTTAAATAATTGTTCCGCTTATGTATCAAAATCAACCGCTGGAGTAATGACCATTACACAAGTAAATAATGCTGTTGGTGGTGTTTGTCCTTTAATGATTGCTTCTGGTGCTACAGGTAGTGGTGGTGAAAAAGCGGTCGGGTCATCATCGTCTCCAAGTGCGACTGTTTTATTTATTGCTAATGTATCCGTTGGTAATAGAGTTATTGATAGCACATTAAATTCCAGTTCAACCGTATATCCAGTTGGAACAGGAACCCTCGGTGGAAGCGTTCAATTGTTCGTTCCTATGTATACATTTAATCCTGCTTACGAAAACGCTTATATTTCATCTCCAATTAAACAAATTAATTATACTGATATTTACCAATATCAAATATTAAATATAGCAAGTGCGGGAACTATTAATAATTTAGTAACAAACGGAACAGCAGGATTGAAAAGTGTTTTAATTATACCGTTTTACAGTTCAGTAGCGGGAAGTTCAAACACAGGTATTCCAACTGGTATTCCCGTTTATCAGTCACCTTTTGACCCCGCTGGTTGCGGGACTACATCTCCTCTTGCTCTATTAACAAACTTTAATGTTGTAATTTCAGGACAGAACGCAATATATTCAAATGTAAGATATAACACAGAAATTTTTAATAATCAAGTCTTAGGTGCCAATGCGGTCAATGGTGCTTTGACTGATGGTTTAACAAGTTCATTATTTAATTCTCTTGGTTTTGAAATGGGCTACTGCTATTATTATGTAGATGTTAGTCGAATGCTTCCAGTAGAAGTTTCCGTTCCAAAATCCGTTCAAATTATAGGAACTAATGCTTCGGCAAAGGCACTCGACCTCTTTGTATTTTTAGAATATTCTCAAAATATTCAGGTAGATATTCTCTCTTCGGCAAGAGTCTAAATTAATAATATTCAAAAAAAATAAAAAATAAATAACAACTAAATATGATTTATTTAGGCGTTATTTTTTGTTAAGCAAATCCCATTATTTTTTTCTTATCTAAATATATAATGTCGCTTATCCATATAGACGCTTCACCGAAACAACTTTCAAGATTACGAAATGGTCATAATGTAAGAATTAAACGAATGATAAATGGAGAAGGATTTAACCTTTTTGTAATGGACCCTACTAAATATAGACACATTACGCAAACATTCGCAAAGGATAAAGGGGTAAATATTCAACTTTCACCTGAAGAAATAGAACAGAATAAAAATTTATCACCCGAATATCACCAAGAAGTAAAAGCACAAAATCCTGCTATGTCAGGAAGTGGAATTTTTGGAAAAAAATTTGACCGATTTGTAAGACGAACAATTGGAAAAAAAGCAAAACGCCAGTTATACAACGCAACAAAGGTTTTAAAACCTTATTTAAAACGAGGATTGGACGAGTTGGAAAAGGTCGCCCCTCAAATTGGTTCTCAAGCATTATCAAGTTTAGCGTTAATGTCCGGAAATCCTGAACTCGTCCCACTCGCAAGTAAAGCAGGGGAACAATTGGGGTCTAAATTAGGGCATCTTGGAGCAAAAGAAGGAAAACGATTTCTAGATGGTGGAAATAGACACCCTATACATAACCCCCGAGATTTACAAATGTTAAATAAAGAGTTAGGAACAAATTACGATTATTTAAGAAATTCTGCTTTAGAAACCGCAAGAGCAAATCAACAATCCGCCGATATGATGCCTAATACAAGTTATGACAGCGAGATGGTTTTAGGGTCTGGATTATATGCTGGTGGAAATTTACGGAATAGAAAATCAAGATACGATTTAGGAATGAACGGGGGTATGCTTTATAGGTCGCACTCCGCTTTAGTATCTCAACCTGCGGGAGCACATTTTCAATATAGCAAAACATTACCTCCTCAATTTCAAAAATATCATATTGGGGTAGGTTCCGGATTATACCTTTAATTTAGGGTTAATTGTAAAATTAATTTCTTGATTAAATATATAATGTTGACAGATATCCAACTGACGAAATTATGCGATAAGATGGGTATTCCTTTAGAAACGATTTGTTTTAAAGATGAACTACCGAAAAAAATCAAATACAACAAATCTTATATTATTAATTTAGAGGATAGTTTAGACGAAAACGGGGACGAAAACGAAGGGTCTCACTGGACTTGTCTACAAATCAATAAATATCCAAGTGGTAAGATTGAACCTTTTTATTTTGATAGCTATGGAGCACCTCCACCCGAAATTATAAAAAAATCTGTGTTGGATACTTGCGGTCAAAAACTGCCGTTTAATACAAAGGATATTCAGTCTTTAATGAATAGTGCTTGTGGGTATTATTGCGTCGCATTATTACATTTTATAAACGAATCTCCTTATAGATGTAATGATTTATATAATGATGTAGGAACATTTTTGAGTATGTTTGATGATTTAAATACATCTGCGGACTGGAAAAAAAACGAATACATTTTAAAAATGTTCTTCCAACCAAAAGATGCATCATTACGAAAAGATATTGAGATTGAAACTATTGTAGGGGAAGATAGCGGAAAAGGTATTGATTTAACACAAGTTCCTGTGAATGTTAATTATGTTTAGTTTTTAGGTTTTCATAAATAAGATTATGTCTTTTTTCAAAATTCATAAGGTCTAGTTCAAATTTTTTATTGTGTTCGTCCATCATTTTTTTTGAGTTATAAAAATGATAAAATCCAAGAGTAAAAACATAAAATATATTCATTATAATATTGAATATATTTTAATTATTATCTATCGCTTGTAATAGTGCTACCTGTTTTTTAGCGTTTGCTAATGTTGTAGCGTAAGAATGAAAAACCCCATTATCTAAATTTTTTACAGAATATAAAGGTTTGTTCCTTATTTTTCGTATCTTATAGGGCATTTATATACTATGAAAATATTATATTTTAATCTAACTTGATATATGTTTTTTCCATATTGGAACTGCTACCCATTTCGGACATCGCTTTATCTAATTTATTTTGTTCTTCGCTATGGGTTGCGAATTTATCTGTTAGGTATGTGTGTCTCATTTGATTTACAGATATTTTCCTATTACCAAATATGCGGTTAAATCTTTGATTAATTTTAACACTTGATAACGGGTTCATATTACTGTCAAATAATAAATATTCCGTTGGATTTACTTTAATCCATTTTGAAATAATATTTTTTAATTGAATCGGGATTTCTACTTCTTGTCTTCCGTACGTCTTTGCCGTTTTATATGTATTAAAAATAAACTTGTTTTTTTCCATATAATTACTCTTTTCTTTATCAATATTTTTTATTTTAAAATCGCAATAATCTAAAGAACGACGAGGAGGAATTAATAGACCAGATGAAACAGATAATATAATAAAGTTTTGAATTTCTTGTAAATCTGCGGGGGTGAGTTGTTTCTTTTTATAAAGTAAATCTGCGGTTTTTTTCAATTCGTTATAAATATCTTTTACCTGTGAAGTATCAACCCAACTCTCTTGCTGTGCTTGGGTTTTTTCTTGTTTGTTAATGTCTGCGTTGTAATCCCGAACATCGCTAAGCATTAAATCCCTATATGGTTTTTTATCCGTTATGATAACCAAAGCAGATAAAATTGTTTTCCTTTTATTTGGCGGAATATCCTTTAAAAATTTTAAAGTTTCATCGATATGATTATCAAACATATCTAAATCAATATCCTTTTCTTTTCCAAATACCTTTTGAAATAAGTTTTTTAAAATTGAACTATATGTTGTTATGCTTGAGCCAGAGAGAGTCTCCCGTTTATGTTTAACGTATTCCTTTACTTTATCCATCTATATAATTAATTTATATTTTAAATTTCTAAATATAAATCAATTGTTTCGCTAAAGATTAATCTAATGAAATTAATAAATTAATTGGTATTAAAAAGTGAGGTGTTGGTCTGTCGTATTTTCCTAAACGGGTTGTTGAAATATCACAACGTTGAAAGGTATAAAATAATTCTTTATTATATTCAATATAAAAACACCCATCTGTAAATTGAAAAATATAAACTTGTTTTGTTTCATCGTTTAACTTATGAACTGGAATTATTGTTGTTGGATAATGTCCCTTCTTAACTCGTCTTGATTTTAATTCAAATTGAATTTTATTTGTTAATCCTTCAAAGTCATATTTACAAAACCCATCATTATATAATTCTTTTGTATTTTTAATATCATCTTCGCTAAATAACTCACACAATTTAGATTTATATTTGTTTAAAAACTCGTTCTCTTTTTGTAATCCATAACTCATATCATTATTGAAACTTCGCATATATTAATATACATATATTATAAATTAATGTATATTAAACGTATATTAAGTTTGCCCTAAATAATCCTATTATAAAATAAATATTAATAATTTATATTAATAATCAACGGTTTTAATTGATTAT